AATCTGTAGCTCCAGTAAGTTCATTTCTTCTATCTAAAAAATCTCCCTCTTGCGTAACGTCTATGTCAGGAAAGCCTTCGTATCGACCTTTTAATTGTTCTTCAACTAAACCTTGATTTACTAAATTACTCTGACTTGGATTAAATGGTTGTAACAATTGTTCTGTAGCAAGATATTCTCTGAGTGATTCTTGCTTTTCTGGAGTTAATACCCTATCAGATTCTAAATCAAAATAACTTTTGTCTGGATCTAATTCAAAAGCTGTTACTTTACCTGGCTCATCAGAACCTAATAAATCAAATAACCCTTCACCCTCACCCGTGCCAGCAAATTTGTCCAATCTTATAGGTGTAAGTCCTTGAGTTTTTGTGCCACCCTCTAACTCTTTTTGTTCAGCTTCGCTTTGTGCAATGCCTTCAGTCGAAGCTACGTTTAACGGTGAGTCGTCTTCTAATTCATCCATACCTATTAATTCAGCACCAAATATATCATCACCTGTTTCTATATCTATCGGATCGCCGTACATAGCAGTAAGATCTGCTTCAGTCATGCCTCTAGCTTTGCCATCATCTCTTTGTTTTTTTATATTTCTTTGTAAATTATTAACCATCGTTTCTATGTCTGTATCTTTATCTTTTGCTATTTCAACATTCTTGGCATCAACACCACTAATTTTTTCGATCATATTTTGCACACCGTCAAGATAAGTATCTGCTGTTTTTTTAATAATTTTAGCAGGTAATCCAATGACTCCCTCTGCTCCTTTTCTTAAAAGTTTTTCAAATGCAGCTGTCTTTGGAAATCTGTTTACATAGGCTGCTTCGTTTTCTGGGCTTGATTTTCTAAATTTGTCTAAATCTAATTGATACTGTGTTCTGTCAGTTAAATAAGAATTTAATCTAGCTTTTGCAGCTTCGTTCAATCTACCACCAGTTTTTGCTAGTTGTCTGTCTACAAAATCTTTCGCTGCCTTTGGAGCTAAATCATAAGCGGTGCCATAATTCATACCTGCACCTTGCCTGTTTGCGTAGTCGCGATCACTTCTGGCTTTATTAACTAAGCTATCTAATTTTGCCTCTGCTGCTGATTTCTTTCTAGCGCTACTCTTACCTATTACTATATTACTTTTTGGAGTAGAGGTCGTGGTTTTTTTAGTATCCTTACCAACAGAACCAGCATAGGATCCAAATCTTGCAGATAACACAGGCTCGCCCGTAATACCACCATTTGCCATAAGCATTTTTTCTATTTGCGATCTATTTATCATGTTCTTCTACTCCCCAAGGCTATGGCTTCATCAAGATCTCCACGAGCTAAAGCCACTCTTTGATCTTTAGATAGTCTGCTAACTGCCTCTGATACGTTGCCAATACCTACACCTGATTGTTTAACAAGATTTTGAAAATCATCAATCAAAAAAGGGTCTGTTTGTGCGCTAGACACCTGTTTTTCTTCTTGAATTACTGGTTGTATGTCATTTATAACTGATTGCGCATCTTGAGAAAACTCACTTTTAGTATTAGCTTTTACAATCTGAGTATCTAAAGCGTAACCGTTTGGTGCAACTTTGATCTGCATACTCTCAGAACCAGGGAATGTTACGTTATTATCTGCCATGAATATTAAATATTTCATAACATCGTAAGGATTACCAATATCTAAATTTTGTAATTCTTCTGGCACGTCCTCTCTTTTTTCTCTCATTCCTAGTGACAATTCAGGAGTTAAAGCTATCGTATTTATTAACGCTTGTCTTCTAGCCAAATCACCTAACTCAGGATTTAATACTTTTGTTAAACCTTCCATAAATTTAGGGTCAGCCATTTTACTCATACCGTATCTTGCCGCTAAAACTAAACCTATATTACCAAAAGGGTTGTTAGCTACAAAACCAGCAAAGGCTAAATTAGTTATTGCGTTAACACCACCCAAGAAACCACGACGTTTTACAAAGGCAGATACGTCACCAAAACTAGTTTGTTGCACTTGATCAGCTAACGCCATGACATCTTCAATTTGTTTATATTGATCTTTACCAAATATAAGTTCCATTGATTGTCTTTTGTTTGGATTATCTAGACCAAAAACACCACGTAATTGTTGAGTGTCTATGATTGGGATTGAAAAATTAGCACTGTAAGTGCTGCTAACAGGTTCTTTACCAGTAAGAAACGCCTTACCTCTACTAATTAAACCTGCTTCGCCAACTATATTAACATTAGCTTGTATGTATTTTGTAGAATTACGTAAACCTTCATCAATGAAAGATCTAGCTACAGCTTTTACAGGATCTACGACTTGACCGTTAGGAAGTTTTACAGGCCTCATGACAGCTTGCATCTCTTTAATTGCTGCTGGAGAATATAATGTTTCATCATTAAGTAATATTTTCAAAACCTGTTCACCAGTTAATTGAGTTGGATCTACATCATCAGTTATTTTAGCAATGTTTTTATCTGCTAAACCTAATATCTGTGCCACTCTACCTTTTGTAAAGTTAACATTATTAAAGAAAAACTCATTAGCTATACCCATCGAGCCAGCAAACTCTGTAACCAAAGCATTTTTGCCTGCATCATCAAACTTTCTAAAGTTATCAAAGTCATTTAACATTTCAATCATAGCACGAGTGAAGTTGTCCACGCCGCCAAGCTCAGTGCCTAGTTTAGGATCACCCGCTGCTACTTTTTTTAAATTGTTTAATTGAGTTTGTAATTTTTTAAACTCACGACCAGTAATATAATCATCAGCTAAATACTGCAGATCTATTAATGCATCAATGAACTCATCATTTTTACCAGTAAATCCTTGTAAGAGTTCATCAACTGATTGTGGTCTTGAGTAGTCAGGTTGATTCAATCTTAATTGAACCTCACCTCTAGGTGGTCTTTTACCACCATAATATTCTAATTCTAAATTTTGAGCTACATCTCTTAATTTTTGTACAGGTATAAATTTATCACCAATCTTATCACCAATGTCCATAGCACGATTGTACAAAAGAGTTTTTGTGCTAGTAAAATTTTTAATCATGTTTTTAAAACTTTTGTTTGCAATTACAGAGGTATCAGAAAATAAACCTATAGGTGATAAATCATTTAATGTTCTATTTATATTATCAGCGATTGCTAACTGCTGAGCATTTTGCGCTTGTCTTGCTTTTGTTGCAACAAATGGAAACAAACCAATTACAGAACCTGCTCCTTTAACAAAACTAGCCTGTGACGTAGAGAAGACATTCATTGGTATTCCGTATTTTTTTGCTAATGCTAACATGTTTTCATTTACAGGAACCGTGTTGCCTGCTTCATCTATTCTGGTGCCTGTTTGTATTTTTATATCGTCAGTAACACCAAACAGATTTTTACCTAAGTATGGTTTTATGAACGGCCATACATGTTGAAGACCCATGGCTCCACCAGACCAAACAAGCTCGGCTCTCATATCGATTAAGTTTCTCATTGCTTCATCGTTTTTATAAGCAGCCTCTGGATCAGGTAATTGCATTATTGTTCTTGTTGCATCATTGATCATGTCATAAACCACATTACCACTGCCTTTTGCGGCTACGTTTGCACCCACCAATGTAACGAAACCCAAAGCTGGATTTTGTCTTAAGTTTGCAAATATTGAATTACGTAAATTATATTTTCCGTTAGGTAAATCATCAACTAAATTAGCAGCTATTGCCATATCTGTACCAATAACACCGATGTCTGTTATGATTTGTTTAGGTTCTCCAGCTCCTGATAATAATGCAGCTGAAGAATTAATTATACCTTCAAGCATTTTACCTGGCTCAGGTGATTTACCACCAGGCAAAATCTCAGCGATCTCACCCATTGTAGTCCCTATATTTATTCCTGGTCCAGCAGCACTATCGTATGCATTCCTTGCTTTATTTTTTATCATCGTACCAATCGGATCATTAATAAGCTCTTGTCTTGCATTACCTAATTCAACAGCACCAGCTATGGTATCACCTTTAGTTTTTTGTAACTCTGTTAAAATAATTTGTTGTAGTGCTTTTTGCTCTTCAGGGTTTCTTGGAAAAGCATCTGTTCCTTGACCATCTATCATGTCAGGAACTTGTAATTTTACTTTTTTATTTATACCGTGCTGTGATAAATCGTATTCAAAAACTATTGCAGCCATTAGTTGTTCACTCCAATACTGTAATCAAATGTAACTGCTCCTGGAGTTGTAGCTTCATCAGGTATGTAATAGTTAGATTTAGGATTATTGACATACTCTAGAGTTTTAGCTCTATCATAAGAAGCGTAACCTTGATCAATTAATTTATCATAAAAATTATCTTTACCTGTGCCATACATTAATTGAATCATGCCTAGATTATCGTTTCTACTTCTAACTAATTGTGTTCTTAGCACACCAATCTTTGCAATAACGTCAGCAGATGAATCACCGTATATGTTTAAGTCTTTTGCTGCACGTTCAATATCATCTAAGTTTAATCTACCAGATGACTTACGAGCTCTTGCTATTGCGTATATAATTGCATTTGCTCTAACTTGGTTTGCAGGAAGTTCTGTATCAAACAATCTTAATTTTTTAAATATTAAATTTTTCTCTTCTTCTGCACTTCTACCATTTGTTCCTTCAAACAAAGGATCACCAAATAAATTGTTACCACCTCTAGCTTCTATTTTCATTTGTGCATAACCTTGAGCTGCCAGTTGTCCAAAAACATTATTAGCAGATTGCAAAGCTTTTAAATCGTTTTCACTAATAACTCCATTTTGAATATCTTCTTGTGTTTGAGGATCTTGCAAATATAAATTAATTGACGTTGCTAAGTTTTGAAACTTATCCATCTTTTCACCTTTGAATTGACCTGTCTCGTATTTTATATTTTCTTGATTATTAAATTGTACAAGGTCATTGTCTGAAAAGAATTCATTAAATTGTGAGTTGTATAAATCACTAAATATTTGTGCATATGTTTGAAATCTGCCTCTAATACCCGCAACAAAACCAGCACGAGAAGGGTCTTCTCTGAAAGATTGTTCTAGCTCATCAAGAGTTAACAAAGCTCTATCTGTTGTATTAATACTTGATAATATGTCTCTAAAAGTAGTCATACCACTTGAGCTACCAAAATCTGATTTACTACCAGTCATGTTTACAGGAACTTCAACAATATTTGCTGGATCTGTAATTAACTCCATGATTGGCATGCCGTCTGTCCCTATCTCGTTAGTAGATCTATAAAATTGTGGTGCTGAAAATCTACCGTCACCTAAATCTTGTTGAACAGTAAAGACTGTAAAAACATTACCTAAACTGCCATCCTCTTGCACTCTTGCAACTGTCAATTGTTTTGGCGTTGTTACTTCTAAGCCATGATCTAAAAATTTAGCTTTAGAAGTTTTCATCATTTGATTAAAAACTTCCATTTCGTTTTCATTGGCTTTCAAATCGGCCATGTAATTCTTGTTTGCAATATCCATGAACAAAGATCTGTTAGAATCAAATATAAATTTTCTATCCAAAACAGCTTTTGCATCACGCTGCAATTTAGCAGTAACTTTTGCTTGAGCCATTTGCTGAGCATTTTGTTTCTGTGCAGTGTTTATTGCACTCATGTCTGCAGATAGCTGTGCGCCAGAAGCTGCTAGTGTATCACCTATACGACCCATTGGTGTAGGTCTGAGTAATCCAAAACCAAATTTAGCTAGTGCTCCTCTTCTCTCACTCTTGAAATCAGCAGGTTTGTATAGCTCGTCTATTTGTTTATCTGTTAATCCAGGTGTAGCAAAATCTTTTAGATATGATTCATTGTCTAATAAAAATGGTGCATAATAATCTAACGCATTGACAGGTGTTTGTATTGGTTTTTCTGGTATACCAAAAGTTAATTGACTAGGAAAAGCTGCTCCTGCTGGAACATTCTGTTCTTCATCAAGATCTATTGGATCACCATAAATTGTTTCGTAATTTGTTACCATTAGCTAATTAGATCAAAGCCTGCACCGCTATTGTCTCCTCCAAATAAATTAAATGTACCAAGACCTAGCCCTAGTGCACCAAGTAATGGATTAGTAAACGTAGGCTGTTGCATTGTTAGTTGTTGACCAGATGAAGGCACACCCCTTAGTATATCACTAAAGAATCCTAATCGTTTTAAGCCCTCTTGTTGTGTCTCTTGATCTTGTCTAAATTGTTCAGCAGCTTCGGCTTGTTTTAATGCTTGTTGCTGTTGACCAATACCAAATAATGCTCCTAAACCTCTTTGCTCTAAACCAAACTGTTGAGCACCAAGTCCTGCTCCTTGAGCACCAATACCAGCTTGAAAACGTCCTACATTAGCAAATTGTGGTGCAGCTTTTAATCTTCTTTGTGCTGCTGATTCAAACGTATTCATTGCCTTAGCTTGCGCCTGTTGAAAGTTTTGTGACAAGTCTTGAAATATTCTTCTTGATTTTATGTCTTGTAAATTTTTTGCCAGCTCTGCTTCTTGTACAGCCATCCTAGATCCACCAAATGCACCAGACTTTTGTGCTTGGGTAGCTAAATTTTGTTGAGCAATGGCTGCCTGTTGATCCATTTGTTTAAGTGCCTCTTTCGTTACATCTTTTTGATACTGATCAAAAAACTGTTGATAATTACTAGTGCTTGGATCAAATTGAGCTTGAGCTGCTTGTAATGATGGTATGCCCATTGTAGTTGTTTGCACACCTGCTCTAACTGCATCTTGAGCCTCTTTAAAAGCAGGTTCAAAAGACGCTTGACCTACTCTTCTACCTGTGGTTGGGTCCAGACCAAACGATCTAGCCATCTCTGCAATACTGCCAGTTTGTAATGGCTGCATGCCAACAATTTGTTGTTTTGGTATACCTCCAGGCAACGGCTGTTGCGTTCTATCAAAAGCTCCTTGTAAAAGTCTTCTTGTAAAATCCTCCAAGAAAGGAGGCATTCCTGATCCTTGAAACACTGACATTAAATAATTCCTCTACCTTTTGATGAATCAGGGTCTAATTTGTTCATCATATTATACATGGCACGTGGGCCACCAGCGTTTTCTACTGCTTTGGCAGTAAATACAAATTCACCGTCGCTCAACATAGCAGGGATCTTATCATCTTTTGGTCCACCTGGACCATCAATCATTCCTAATCTTCTAGGAAAAAATGCTGTTATACCTGGATTATCTTCAATGGTGTCCATCATCTCAGGTCCTGACATATCAGGTGTTAAACCTGGAACACCAGTAGCTTGTCCACCCATGTTCATGGTAGGTGGCATAACTTGTCTTAATGGTGTTTCTGGTATCATTCCAGAGACTCTGTTTATCTGATCAAATGGATTATTAGCAGATGCACCCATGGGACTATCAGATGAACCAAATTGACCCATGTCTTGTTCTGGTGGGCCACCAGCCATCAAGGCTGCTATACCGCCTGTTTTACTAGTTACTGGTACAGCTTTTCCGCTTTCATCTGCCTCTGTTCTTATTGGTTTTCCCTCTTCATCAAACTTATCAAAAGTTTCACCTGTTCTAATATCGGCTATTAAATCACCAAATTGTTCTTTTTTTAAAGGGCTACCGCCAAACTCACTGCCAAACTTTATATCTGTAGCTTTTAATCTGTTAAGAAAGTCATTGTACATCCTCATCGCGGTGTCTCTATCCTTGCTAAATTGATCAAAACCTTTAGCTGCTATAGCTCCTGAACCTATAAGTCTGAAAAGGTCGCCAATTCCACCACCAGTTGTGTCACCAAAAAGAGAAGCACCTAATGAAGGAAAACCTTTACTAAATAAAAATGGTGTGCCGAGAGCCGCTGTTGCCAGAGGGTTGTCACCAGTAAAACTGCCAATATCTCGTACGGCTTTTGATAATCTGTTTGTAATACTCTTTAGTCCTAACATAATCTCCTATTGCAATTTATGTGATTGTTAATGGCAAGAAGGCTAAGCTTGAAATAAAAAGCCAATTAATTCTATATTTATAGGCAAAATATTGCTATATGACAATAGATATTTGAGGATAACCAAATGCAGAAAGAAGATAAATCGACTAGTATTAATTTTCATGCGATTAGACCTTTTGGTCCCACCATTTTACAAGGAAAACTACCTAATAATTTAATTAAGTTATTAGACGATCGTGCTACAACTTTATTAAATGATGAAAAATTGTCAAAAAAATATGATCATTCAATGAATCTAGCAGGTAATGTTCAAAAAGAAGTTCGATATCCGATGGAGGATTTAGATGGTCAAAACTTTAAACCTATAATTAATGCTTTAGGTCAAATAGTAAAAAAATATATTTCAATACCTCCAGCTTCAGACACAATATCTCCTGAGTTTGTAGGCTCAATGGTTATTGAATCTATGTGGGTTGTTAGTCAATGGGCTGGAGATTTTAATCCTTTTCACATACATCAAGGTGAACTATCAGGAGTGATTTATTTAAGAGTGCCGCCTAGTTTAAAAGATGAATACGCAAAAGAAGATCATTACCCATGTGTCGGTGACATCGTTTGGCATTCAGGTCAAGCAGCTACTTTTAGTGGCCACAAGCATCAGGCTACTCCAGAGGTAGGAGCAATATATCTTTTTCCATCTTGGTTATCACATGGAGTTTACCCTTTTAGAACTAAAAACGAGGAAAGAAGATCGGTTTCTTTTAATTTACATTTAAAGAAAAAAGAACCTATTAATGATTAATATTTATAAAACTCCGATGGTGAGAATTACGTGGCTAGACGCAAGAGACATGGAGACTGGTTGGTTGCCAATAAAAGATATAGTAAATGCTCCGTTGGCCGTGTGCCAAGAAGTTGGGTACATGGTTGTAAACAATGATGATAAAATAGTTATTATGAGATCATGGTGTGTTGACAAGGATGACAATCATGGTGGCGGTGCAATAGCGATACCTAGAGGTTGGGTTAGAAAAATAGAATATTTAAAAGTAGAGTATGCAACACAATAGAATTTTTATAGGAACTCCTTGTTATGGTGGTATGATTAGCGCTGACTATTTTAAGAGTTGTATGCAACTTATAGCTTTAGCTGCTACTAAAAAAATTGAACTTCAGTTTGGAACGATTGGAAATGAGTCTTTAATTACAAGAGCTAGAAATACTTTGGTGCAATTATTTATGGACGGAGATTATTCTCATTTATTATTTGTTGACGCTGATATAGCTTTCAATCCTGAATCAGTTTTTAAAATGTTAGATTTTGACAAAGATGTAACAACAGGCATTTATCCAAGAAAAACAATAGATTGGATTAAGGTAAAAAAACGTATACAAAATAATCCTAATATACCAGAGGACGAACTCTTAGCCTCTTCATTGCAATATAATCTTAATGTTAAAAATCCAAACAAAATAGAAATGAAACAAGGTTTTATAGAAGTTTTAGATGGACCAACTGGTTTTATGCTAATTAAAAGAAAAGTTTTTGAACAATTAGCAGAGCATTATCCTGATTTAAAATTCATACCAGATCAACATATCAATCAATCTCACGACACAGAATTTAATTATCACAAAACCTCACAATGGAATTATACATTTTTTGACACCATGATTGATCCAAAAAGTAAAAGGTATTTGTCAGAAGATTATGCGTTTTGCAGATTATGGCAGAATTTAGGAGGTAAAATATATGCAGATATTACAAGTGGGATGACTCATTATGGTAATTATGCTTTTAAGGGCAACGTTGGAACTCAATTCTTGCCTCAAAACGATAAGTAATTTATTATAAAACCATGCAATTAGTAGATCTTAAATTTCAACCTGGCATAGATAAGCAAGACACTGCGTACTCAGCAGGGGATCAACGTAAATACATTGATTCTGATTTTGTAAGATTTCATTACGGAAAGCCAGAAAGATGGGGAGGTTGGGGGTTTTTACCAAACCCAAATAAAACAGTTGTAGGTGTGGTAAGAGATACTCACTCATGGGTAGCATTAGATGGAACTAGATATTTAGCTCTTGGAACTGATAGAAAATTATATATTTATTCTGAAGGAGCTATTCACGATATTACACCCATAAGAGAAACAGCTTCTTTAACAAATCCATTTACAACTAATGGCACCACAACCGTAAGTGTAAACGACGCTGCTCATGGCGCATCAGTTGGTGATTTTGTTACATTTGATTCTTTTTCAACATTAGACGGATTAGATATGAATCAAGAGTTTGAGATAACTAGTGTCACAGATGCTAGCAATTATAAAGTTACTCATACAAGCACAGCCTCTGGTTCAACATCAGGCGGTGGTGGATCTGGCAATGCTAAATATCAAATATCCACAGGCCCAGCTACATCAACTTATGGTTATGGGTGGGGAACATTATCTTGGGGTGAAAGCACTTGGGACACAGCTAGATCTTCATCTAACGTTGTTGTTGCTGCACGAAATTGGTCATTAGATAATTTTGGTGAAGACTTAATAGCTACTGCTTTAAATAATAAAACTTTTATATGGGACACATCCTCTGGGACAGGAACAAGAGCTACTGCTTTATCAAATGCTCCAACTGCTTCAAGATTTAGTTTAGTATCTACCGACACTCGTCATTTATTAATTTTTGGAACAGAAACCACCATCGGAGATTCTACAACACAAGATGATTTACTTCTTCGTTTTTCTGATAGAGAAGACGCAACTGATTATACACCTGTTGCTACAAACGAGGCAGGATCTCTTCGCATATCGGATGGATCAAGAATTATAGGAGCCGTAAAATCAGCAGGTCAAATTTTAGTTTGGACAGATACCTCTTTGCATGGTTTGCAATTTGTAGGCACGCCTTTTACTTTTGGTCTTCGTCAACTAGGAGCAAATGCAGGTTTAATAGCACAGCACGCAGCCATTGAGGTAAATGGTGTAGCTTACTGGATGTCGGATGATGCCTTTTATTTATACGATGGTGTTGTGAAAAAAATGCCTTGTTCTGTACAAGATTTTGTTTTTGATGACATAAGTTATACTAATAAAAATGACATAGCTGTCGGGTTAAATACAGCTTACAATGAAATAATTTGGTATTATCCTTCCGCAAATGCTTCTCAAATAGACAGAGCTGTTGCTTATAATTATCTTGAAGGGACTTGGTACACTATAACTTTAGCAAGAACAACATGGCTTGGTGCTTATGTCTATGAGTCTCCCATAGCTACAGAATACAACTCTTCAACGACAGCAAACGTATCAACAATTTTAGGTTTAACAGCAGGAGCTTCTTTTATTTATGAACATGAGGTAGGAAACAATCAAGCTAACGGATCAGCCATTTCTGCTTTTTTACAAACTGGGTCAGTAGAGATTGCTGATGGTGATCAATTAATGTCTATAAGCAAATTAGTACCAGATTTTGACAATCTTACAAATACAATGACTGCTACACTTACCTTAGAACAATATCCTCAATCATCTTCAAATGTCACAACGAGTGGTAGTATAACTAGCACTACTGAAAAAATTAATGTAAGAGGTAGAGGTAGAGCTGTAAAAATAAAATATGAGACTAACAGTGTGGGTGATACACCTTGGAGACTTGGATCACAAAAGATACAAATTAGACCTGATGGTAGGAGATAATGGCTAAAATTACTATAACAAGATTGCCTAACGCTACTCCAGAGTATGAAGCTGCACAATTTGATCAAATGATAAGATTACTTGATCAAATTATTTTTTTGTTAAATACTAACTTTCAACAAGATTTAAAAGAAGAATCAGAATCGGAGAGTTTTTTCCTTGGCTAATACATTTAGAGGACCTATGTTGGATGTCACTACGACAGACCTAACAACTTTAATAACTGTGCCAACAGCTGATCCTGGTGCTACGCCACCCGTTCCGCCAACTACTATAATAATTAAATCTTTTATTGTTTGTAATGACTCTGGTAGTGCTACACTTCTGGATGTACAAACAGTTAGAAGTTCTGCAACATTCAAACAATTTCACCAAAAAAGCATAGCTGCAGGAACGACGGTAGATTTGTTAAATGAACATGACGGAATTACTAGAGGCATGATTGTTTTGCAAGAATCTGACGTGTTAAAAGTACAAGCTAATGCAGCTAATCAAGTTCACATAACTGTAGCTGATATGGAGATTACGAAAGGACAATTGTAATTGCAACTGCAATCTTTATTTATTACACCTATATTTATAACCGAAGTGAAAGGGCATGGTCATCTTATTGATAGACTTTATGAAATAAAATTAAAAGATGAAAAAGGCATGCCTCGATCAAACATCGGGGGTTGGCATAGTGATGATGAGCTTTACAAAGAAGAAGAATTTAAAAGCACCGTAGCAGATATATTATATAATGCAAAAGAGTGTTTTAAACATTTAGATGTTCAAGATAAATACTCTCCAGAAATGACTGGTCTTTGGGGTATGATAAACCCTCCTGGATCAAGAAACAATATTCATACCCATCCTTACAACTACCTATCGGGCGTGTATTATCTTAAAGTACCCCCTAAAAGCGGTAATTTAGTGTTTTTAGAGCCTAAACCACAGGCAGAGGTGTTATCACCTCCTAAAAATGAAAATGCTTCTATACACCTAGCACACAGTGTTTCTTGGGAGCCAAAAGAGAATACCTTGATTTTTTTCCCATCATGGTTACAACATGAAGTACAATTTAATAGTTCTAAAGAAGATAGAATTATTTTAAGTTTTAATATAAATTGGAGAGAAGAAGATGCCAATAGTTGAAAATGCAGAACAAATAGGAACTGTAACTTTAGAAGACGGTAGAGTTATTCCTAGATACAAAGTAAAAACTGAAACAACCTTAACAAACATTGATACAGGTCAAGAGTATGAATCTGAAGCTGCTATGCAAGCTGATATAGATGATCCAAATACTTCAACTACTGCTGAAAAAATCAGAAGAGATGTTAAAGTATTTGCTCCGTCATTAAAAGATATGTTAGGACAAACTCCTAAGTAGAGTTTAAATTAAATTTATCTTTGTTATTATTAGAAATATTTACTTTTTCTCCTGGGGTAGATTGACAACTACATTTTTCTGTATGTCTTACATGATCTCTTTTTACTGCCAAAAGCTCTGAGTGAAATTTACTTACCTTGTCTGCAAGATAAGCAATCGCTTTACTTACTTCATCATTTTTCATATTTTTCTCCTTTATTTTTAATTTTAGGTGGGTACTTAATTTAAGCATAATTTTTAAGTCTGCAACAAATTTTTTTTAATTGTTTTCTTGACAAAATTTTTATGATAAAAAAAGCCTAGAAAGGAAAAAAATGGCACATCAGTTACTTTGGTATAATACTCAAATGCCTGATCAGTTTGTTAAAATTTTAGCTGAAGATCTATCATTAAATTTTGATAACACATTGGTATCATCAAAAATAAATGAGAAAGGTGAAGAAAAACACGAATACAGAAAATCTAAAAATGCTTGGATTGAAAGCTCCCATTGGAGCGCAGGTTTGTTATGGCATTACATAATGTTAGCTAACAGAACAAATTTTAATTATGATTTACAAAGAATGGATCATGAGTGTATGCAATATACTCATTATGGTGAGGGGAGCTACTATCATTGGCACGTGGATGGTGGTATAGAAACACAATACAAACCTTTATCAGTTGATCGTTCGTACAATATTGATACTCTTGTTCAAGATCACATAGTAAAAAGTAGTGACCTTGTAAGAAAACTTTCTTTTGTATTGCAGTTAACTAATCCAGATGAATATGATGGAGGTGAGTTACAAATAGAAGATCCTTTAGGTGCTGTTATGTCTGCTCCTCGTACAAAAGGCACTTTAATTTTTTTTGATTCTAGGACAAGACACCGAGTATCAAAAGTCTCTAGAGGTTTACGTAAAAGTTTAGTTGGTTGGGTTGTAGGGCCTATGTGGAAATGACTGAATATTTTAATTTACAAATTTGGGAGAAGGTTGAAAAAATAACAAAATTAAAATTAGACAAAAATGATGTTTTTAAATCAGCAAACCTCATATTAAAAAATAATAAAAGTGATTTAAATTTAGCAAAAGAAATAATTAAAACTCAATACAATTTTGAGGAGACTATAACATGAATTTTGGTTTAAAACCCTACCCTAAAATAGGAGTTAACAAAAATGTAAATGAAAAAACAGAAAATAAGATTTGCCATGATGGTGTTATATTTCACGGAGATCCAGTAAGTAAATTACAAGATAGAATTAAAAGAAGACAAGGTAAAGAAAAAATATATGGAATATTCCAAGGCTGTTTTTATGAAGATGATTTAATTTTTTCTAATATGTATTATGGTAATAATAAGGAGGCTATTGCTTTCATAGTAACAGATTTAAAAAATAGAATTTTTTTAATTAGAGAAAATGGTAATCTACAAAAAAATGATTTATGGAAAAATTTTAATTTAACCAACTTATTTGGGGATGTAAAAACAGGAATTAGTCATGTGTCCTTAGACTCATCTTCAACTGAAAATGGTTCAGATGTAAACTTTTTGGGCTTTTATGCTAATGAAAATAATGATATTAAAAATGAAAAATCTATATGTGTAGTAAAAATAAATGAAAAATAAATATTTAAAATTATTACAAAAATTTGATTTTGAAGTTCCAAATTTTAAAAAATATAAATCAGGAAATATTGAGATATTACAAGAGAAGAAAACTTTAAATTGGATTTTAAGAATAAATGGCAAAGAAGCTAGAACTGTAAACCCTACTTATTTTAATTGTTTTCAAAATATGGCTATGGCTGACTTAGCGTACGGAGACGTGAATGTTTACGGATATAATTTAGGAACATTACCTAATTGGCTTGTTCATAAATCGCATGTAAAAAAAGTTACTGTTGCAGATTTATACGAAGATATTTTTATGTATCATGAAAGTCACAATAATAAATTACACAAAAAAATTAACACAATAGAAAGTAATTCATTTATGTTTGGATCAGCTTGTGATGTTTTGTTGCTTGATTGTTATCGAAATAGAGAGCCATTTGAAATGGAACAACAAGATTTTATTAACATGATAAAAAATGATATTCATTTAGTGGATCATAAAGTGTTGTGGTTTTGGCCTTTGGAATATTTGTTAACACTTGAACACAATCAAGGTAAAGACGTTGAAGAAACTTACAACAAATTTAAAGAACAATTACCTACATTGCCTGATTTAGTCAGAGGCGATATAGATTATTATCTTTCTATGTTTCATATAGATTTTGTTCCTTTAAGAAAAAAAGATTAAATGTATTACCCTACTTACTTCTTAGATAAATTTTTTGAAGAACCACATAAAATAAAAGAATTAGGATTGTCTTGTGATTACGATTTTTCTGATAGAAATTATCCAGGAGGCAGAACGGCTGCCTTACATACTTTTAATGATGAATTAAACAATTATGTTCAAAATAAAATTATGAGTTTAATTTATGGATCAGAGACCACAAAGTCAGACGAATCATTTAGATGGTGGGCGTCTTCTTTTTTTCAATTAATAAGACCAGAAGATGTTAAAAGTAAGGATGGCAGTATTTTAAATAAAGGTTGGATACACGTAGATCAAACACCTTTGACTGCAATAATATATTTGACTGATGATGAGAATACAGGCGGCACATCTTTATATAGAATTAAAGGTAAAGAATATTTTGATAATAAGACTGCTATAGAGGAAGCTAAGATATCAAAAGATTTTAATATAACAAAACAAGACAATGAAAAATATAATGAATATCAAGAGAGAAACAGATCTTACTATGAAGAAATAGCATCATTTAAAAATAAATTTAATTCAATCTTAGCTTTTGATGGATCAAATCCACACAAGGCTGACTTAAATGTAATAAGTAATACGTATAGATTAACTTTAATTACTTTTTTTTACAAAGTATATGCACCTTACCACCCAGTAAATGAATTAAGGAGAACAGTATGAATGAGAGTGTAATATTTAGACCTTTTGGTCCGTCCATGATGAAAGGGTCTTTGTCACCCGATATTGTAAAATTGTTGGATGACACAGCATCCGAGGTTTTAAATAGTGAAGAGTTGTCTAAAAAATTAGATTGGTCGCACAACCTAGCGGGTAATGTAAAAAAAGAATGTAGAATGCCTGACAACTGGCTTAATAGCGAACAAGCAAAACCTTTTACTTTGTATCTTGCTAATCAAGTAAAAAAATATCTCGAAGATCCACAAGTGCAAGCGTGTTTTGCAGATGGAAAGCAGCCTTATGAACACATAACCATGACTGCAGCTTGGGTAGTATCACAATGGGCTGGAGACTTTAACCCTTCACATTTACATGATGGCATATTGTCTGGTGTTTGTTATTTAAGAATGCCTGACCTTTCAGAAGAAATGTCCAAAGAGGATCATTACCCTAGTGCAGCTAGAATAAGTTGGTTTTGTAATCAACCTAGTAATTTAAGTTTATACAAGTTTGAATATCTACCACAAGTAGGAGATTTTTTTCTTTTTCCTTCATGGGTGCCTCATACTGTATATCCTTTTAGAACACAAAATGTTGAAAGAAGATCATTATCATTTAACGTATATCTAAAATGAAAAAAAATCTTTTTGATCATTATGATCAATTAAATATTAAATTAAATGACATTTCTAATTCTTTACACGATAAAGAAAACAAATTTGAAAAAATTAAAATTTTGTTTGCTGATCCAATAGGTATTTACAAATATGAAAACTCATTTACACAAATTGAAAAAGATTTTATTAATAGTGCAACATATAATAAAAATCATTCAAATCTAATTTCTAATGATAATAATGTAATAGATAATCTTGCTTTAATAAACGTTAAAAACTTTATTAACAATTCTTTAAAAGATTATTTTAAAAATGTTTTTATACCAAAAAACAATGTTAATATTTACATTACAGAATCATGGCTAAATAAAACGACAGAGGGTAAATATCATCATATACATAATCACGCAAACAGCATTATTAGTGGAGTTTTTTATTTTAATACAATAAAAAATGACAAAATAACATTTTATAAAGACAAACCAAATGCACCATATTTAAGAATAGAACCACAATCTTTTAACAATTACAACTCAAGCTTACACTCTATTAATGTAGTAAAAAAACAACTAGTCCTGTTTTCATCTAATATAGAACATGAAGTACCAAAATTTAATGATAACGATGAGAGAATATCTTTAGCGTTTAATACTTTTGTAAAAGGGGATATAAATAACACGTTTACTACTAAATTAAAATTATGAAAAATATTGATTTGTTAAATTTTTTAAAAAAATTAAGTTATAAAAAAATAAATATTCCTAATTGTTTAGTTCACTACGGACACATAAAATCGATATGCATATTACCAAAATCCTCCGCTTATGTTTCTAACGGAAAAATACAAGTTTTTACAAATGATGAAAAACATTTAACTAAAGATTGGTCTAGACATTTAATTGATTTAACAGCTGAAAGCGCAGAAATTAAAAATGAAACTAATAAAAATATATTTGCAATATTACAAGAGTCTTTAATACTTTCAAAAAATTATACTGATATTGTTTTTACTCTTAAAAATTAAACAGCTGACCAAGTTTTATTAGTAGAGTCAAATTTGTAAACAGGGGAACTTTCTCCTACAGGGGTTGCTCTCCATTCTAAAGTTTCTTCATTCCAAAAAACAGTTAAAGATCTAGCATCAGATGTAGGTTCAACTCTTTGTGCGTCTGTTGGTTGTGTTTTTGGTGCCTCGTATAAACATGTTGTTTCATTTAAAACCCAACTAGCAAAGTGAGGATAAACACCTGTGGTTGGTTGAATAAATGCGTCTCTTGCAGCATCATAAGTACCACCAATTTTTGCATAATTTTTTCTAAAAGGAGTTCCTCCCAAAGCATGTGTATTGCCTCCAGTATTAAATGAAGTTTGTTTCCAATTAGCATGTCCAGAAAAATCCTCTAACCATTGTCTGCCCAATTCTTCAGTTTCTGTTCCTGTGTTATTAGGATCTAAAATTTTATTATCAATCACTTCAACAGCTAAAACAATATTATTACTATCAAGTTTTGCAAAATGAGCCATTATGAAACCTTATATCTAATTTTAACGATACCTGATCCACCATTACCGCCACCGTGAGGTGCATGGCCTCCACAGCCGCCACCGCCACCGCCAGTATTAGATGAAGCGCTTTGAGCTGCGTTGTTGCTTCCGCCATTACCGCCGCCGCCAGTTCCTCCGCCCTGAGATCTACTACCGCCACCACCAGCATAAGTTGTGCTATCATCCCAAGCTAAACCATCGCCACCTGCACCATTACCATCAGTATTACCAGCTTCGCCTTTTCCGCCACCGCCACCGCCAATACCTGTAGTTCCAGGACCACCTGAGTTACCTTGATCAGCCGTTCCAGATCCACCGCCGTTGCTTCCGCCACCGCCGTTGTTTCCGCCACCGCCTCCAGAACCGCCACTACCACCACCACTTGCGTGAGGTGGGTGAGGAGCACCAAAACCACCGCCTACTGCGTTTAATGATCCTGTTGCAAAAGTTGAGTTGCTTCCTGAACTGCCTGGAGTTGTCTCTACGGTTGGAGCTCCAGCTCCGCCACCACCTATTGTGATAGCCGCTCCTCCAGTCGTTGGTGAATTATTAGTCACAACTAGCATACCACCAGCTCCGCCACCACCAGCACCTGAATTTGATCCGCCACAACTACCTCCACCGCCGCCTCCAGCTACAACTATATAGTTATACCCTTGGTTGCCTGCGGTTGTTATTGTAAAAGTTCCGTTGCTTGTAAATGTATGAAATTTGAAATCACCAGAGGTAGATGTAGTACCCCCAGTAGCTGCCATAAATACGACATTTTCTGTCCCATAAAATTTAGACATTGCTAATGCTCCAGACGAAGGCACTGCTCCATTTGTTCCAGAGGCTGTAGCGGGAACTAATCCTGCTCCTGCATAATACTCACTTAAACTTATAGGGCTTGTTCCACCAAACTCTGTTTGAAGAGCAGTAAACGTTAAAGCACCTGATGTTGGTATTGCCACGTTTAACCTCCTATTTTATCTACTTTTGTTTTTAACTCTTTGATTGCTTCAATTAAAATACCAACCATATTACCATATGCAACAGATAAATACTCTTGTTTATCGTGTATGACTTCAGGTAGATGTGGTTGTACTTCTTGTGCGATAACACCTGTGCCATCAACACCATCTCTTTTAAAAGTTACACCACGCATTTTAGAAACTTTTTCTAAAGCATCTTCAATTGTTTTAATATCTGTTTTTAGCCTTTCATCAGAAAAGGCTGTTACATCATTATTAAATGTTGCTGCTCCAGCACCAGACATATCAAGAGTTAAAGCGGTAATTGTTGAACCACCATCTTCACCTTTAAAAATTATATCTTTGTCATTTACGTTTGATGCAATAACAAAATCACTTGATGAATTTGTAAATGTACCTATCGCTGTTCCATCATCTTTGAATTGAACATCACCACCGTTAGCATCTAAAATTATATCGCCCTCAACATCTAAAGTTAAATCTCCAGATGATAAATCTATTTCAGTGCCGTCAATTGTAATATTGTCTACTGTAATACCAGCGTCCGCATCAACAACTCCGTTGAAGGTTGCTTTACCTGCATCAGACATATCTAATGTCAATGCAGTAATACCTGCTCCACCATCGTCTCCTTTTATTACAAAATCTTTATCCTGAACTGCTGTAGTAATTACTAAGTCACCAGAATTTTGAGTTGTTAAATTGGCTACGCCAATGTTTGCTAATTTAAGATCCACTTGGTCGTCAGTGCTTGCTGTTATGGTTGTATCTGCATCAGCATCTAAAGTTAATGTTTGACCATTTAAATCAACTGGAGCAGTTAATGTTCCTGGTCCTGCAAAAACGTCAAACCAATTTGTTCCATCTGTAGCCACTAATCTAGTAGCACCATTTTCAATAGTTAAGGTATTACCAGATGCTCCAAGTCTTGCTGTCATAGCGTATGGACCAGAAGATCCAGAATCTGTTGTAGCGTTAGTAATTAAATAAATTTTTTGTGTAGCTGGAAATTGAGCTATTCTTATAGCACTGTGCGCACCTGTTAATCTAATGTGAGCGTTTCTAGCTTGGTTATTTGCTTGTGATTGAGGTCCATCTGCATTTGTAAGAGTAGTCACAGCCGCATCGCCACAAGCTACATTTACAACTCCTGCAATTGAAAACTCTAATGATTGAGAAAAATTATTATTTGTGATTGTACCCCAAGTTCCTGAATTTTCTCCAGTTCCTTGAAGCTCTATTCTCAAACTTGTCGAATACGTTGAACTCATAATATCTCCTATATAAAGTTAAAATTGAAAGTTTGTCAAAACTTTTATGCAGCTTTATGAACTTCTGTCCAACTAATATCGCTGTTTGAGTCATCTACCTCTGACCAGAAGGTTCCTTGTAGATTACCAGTGCTACTTGTAACAGAAATCCCTGTTGGTGTAAAGTCTACACTTATAACTATTGATACATCTCCTGTCCTACTTTCCATTGAAACCGATGGTGCCTCATAGATTGTTTCTTGAGTTTCATCGCCAAGACTTAAAGTTGTACCTAAACCTGTAACAAATACAGATGTTTCTACAGTACCTAAGGCTGAGGTTAAAGCATTACCACTTGGGAAAACAACAAATTCAGGATCAGCCTCTGCTTGGCCAACAGCTGATTGCATAGCAGTTTCAGAGCCAGCAACTACAGTAGTTTGTCCGTCACCTGATATTGAAAAAGTCCCTAGAGATGAAGTGTTGCTTACACCAGTAACTGAAATATTTTGATCTGTAGTAAGAGATTCTTCACCTAAAGATGAAGTTAAAGCTTGGCCTGTAAGAGCAAATGACCCACCTGTAGCGCCCCATTGTTGATCACTCCATCCTATAGATCCACCAGTATTTATATCTGTATCACGATTCCAACCTGTGGTTTTTGTAACGGCTACAGACTCATCTCCTAATGAAGAAGTCATACCGATACCTGTTACAGATATGTTTTGATCTGTAGCTATAGTTAAAGAACCAAAAGAGCTGGTAGCAGAAACTCCAGTCGGATTTGCTATTGCAATACCTGTGGCCACAGCATTTCCTGCAGTGGCCGTTAATGATACGCTTGGTAAAGTTATTGATGCTGTACCAGTAACTGTTTCTTCACCTAATGATGCAGTTAATCCAATACCTGTAACCGAAACAGTATTATCACCATTACCCCATGCACCGTTACTCCAAGCAAAACTTGATTCTATTGCATCACCGACGTTTAACCCTCGGTTCCATCCTTCTCTAATTTGTAATTCCGTAGATGCAGTAGCTGAAACTCCAGTTGGAGCTACATTAATATCTAATACTAGACCTACGTCATTGACACTGGATGTGAGGGTAACACCTGTTGCGTCAACAGTACCACCTTGGTTCCAGGTTGCATTGTTCCAGGTTGACCGCCCCCATCCTACTAGTGGGGTAGTCATATTTTATCTCCTTACGCTATTCTCAAAATTGCAGCAGTTGCTTCAGCAGCTGGAAACGTAATTGTAAACGTGCCAGACGTTGAAGATTTGACAGCACCAAAATCTAAAACAGCTACAGATGCATTAGTAGTCAATCCAGATACAGTAGAGCTGTTATAAATAACAGCTGCTTGTGCTGAAATAGTTGCACTTGTAAATGATATATCAGCAAAATCGCAAACAGCGGTGTCACCTGATAATGTTGGAGTAACAGAAGTTAATGATCCGCCACCTTCAGAATAAGTTCCTGAATTTGCTACTTCATCAGATGTTGTAAAAGCAGTTGTCGATTTACTTAAAGTTGCTTCATTGTCGTATAGCGCTAGTTTAAAAGTATTCCCCGTCGTTGCCGTAAAATTGTGTAGGCCTTTCAGGATCTCCACTTTGAAA